CCAAGCAAGGTTGACTACACCAATAATCTGGGTCCGCAAGGCATAGAAAACGTAAAGATTCAGGCATACGACAGGTTTATGAACCCGTTTGCTCAAGAAGATGCCTTTGGCCGACCTACGATGGGAGCTAATTTTTCACAGGGCACGACCAGAAGTGGTGTTCGTCCGGGGGATCAGACAATTTTTGGTCCGGCGGCATCGGGCCAAGCAGAGGGCATCGCCAGCTTTTTGCAAAACATGCCTGGAATATTTGGAATGGCTGGTCGCTCTATGGCTCCAACCGTTATTCCGGGCACTGTAGGCAGTGACGCTAGAGGTCAAGACAGAGGGATTTATGACTTTAATATCCCGGACAACATGGATCAGTTGGTTTCTTCTGCGCTACGACAAGACGCGTTTGACGCTCGTGATCCAGCGGCAATTCTTGAAACAATTGATCGCGGGATATTTACGACCGACGACGATAGTCCAAGTGGCGCAGTAGACTATGATGGTTATCCAGAAATGTATGATCCATTTGCCGTTCGAGGAACGGTAGATCGTGGGATCTTTGAGTCAGATGACGAAGCTGCTGCCTTTGAAGAATTGACTGGAGTGCAAACTCAAGTTCCGGTTACAACGGCAGAAATCTTGGCGACACCTTCTGCCGTGGGCAGGATCCCTGGATACATAGATCCTGTGATAGATCCCAATACCGGGATGGTTATACAGGGAACAGGGGTTGTTCCGCCACAAGGACCGCAAGTTATTCAAAACATTGGCACCGGAGATCCAGGCACCGCTACGATGAGTCCGAGGGATGTGCCAATAGACACCACCGTTTTTCCTGAAGACGAGGCTCCTATAGACCTGACAGCGGGGGTGGGTGAAGAACTTTTGGGAACCAGATCGACAGCAGCCATAGACAGGTCTGATGATCCTGCTTTTGCAAGAGTACTTCAATCCATGCTTGGGCCGGCTGATGTTGCTCAGATGCGGGACCGAGACGCTAAAATTGCTGCGATAAGGAACGCTCTTGTAGCACAGGGTATGAATCCGACATTGGCGTCTCAAAGAGCCAGAATGCAGGTAGGTGGTTAAGATGAAAATTGAAATCAAACTAATTCCAGACGGACTCGATCTGGCGAAAGAGATTCAAGACGGTATGCCGATTGATCGCATGGTTGGTGCGGGCGGTGACGCGGGAGAGTCTTGCCCTGCTGCCACGCAAGACATTGATCTTAACCTAGAAAACAGGCAAGACGCCATCGACAATCACAACTATGGACCGTTGAATCCAAATCTTGACGACACCGGCAAGAATGATAGCTTTTGGCAAAGCATAGCTGACACATTCAATACAGACATAGAGGCAGCGAAAGAAAGTCGCTGTGGTAATTGCGCTGCTTTCAACGTCACCTCAAGGATAAAAGACTGCATCGCCAAGGGTATTGGAATGAATGATGGCGCTGATCCGTACGAGTCTGTCGAAGCCGGAGACATTGGGTATTGTCAGTTTCTGAAATTTAAGTGCGCCTCGATGCGCGTGTGTGACGCTTGGGTTTCTGGTGGTCCGATCACCGATGAAAAGATGGCGTCATAATGGACGTTGTGAATTTTCTATCAAGGTATCAGAAAACCTTGCAAACACGGGTAGATGACATTAGCATTTCCCTGACTAGCGGTAGTGCATCTGATATGGAATCATATCGTGCTATGGTAGGTGAGATTCAGGGGATCACCTACGCGCTAGAAGAGTTACGCTCCCTGCTAAAAAAGGTGAATTATGACGACGCTTCTAGTCCCTGATCACGTTCTCCGGCAACAGCAAGCCAAGAAAAAAGCTGAAGAAGAAGCCTCTAAAAAACCTGCACTAGATAGGATCCCGCAGCCCACCGGCTGGCGGATTCTTGTCATGCCTTATCAGGGCAAGGCCAAGACTGAGGGTGGGGTTTACGTCCCCGACCAAGCCAAGGACCGCGAAGCACGTGCCACTGTTGTGGGGTATGTGATTCGTCTTGGGCCACTAGCCTATCAGGATCCGGACAAGTTTGGTCCTGATTGCAAGCCGTGGTGCCAAGAGGGTGACTGGGTTTGCATTGGTCGGTACGCCGGATCGCGCTTCCAAATTGAAGGCGGCGAGGTCCGTATTATCAATGACGACGAAGTCATTGCAACCATCATCGATCCCGATGATATCAAGACATACGGAGCCTAGTATGCAAAATAATCTTGCTGAAAAGGAAGAAGAAGGCGTAGAGATCGTCACGGCTGATGAAGAAGAGCAGCAACCAGAAGAGGTTTCACGTGAAACATCTGAAGACGCCCCGGCGGAGCAGGAAGCGAAACCGGATGAATTAGAACAATATTCGGAGTCTGTTCAGCGTCGTATTTCGAAGCTGACAAACAGATTTCGTGAAGAAGAGCGTCAGCGTCAGGCGGCTATCGACTATGCCGAGGCGGTCAAGAAGCAGAATGATGAGCTTCGTGCTCGCATTGACAAACTCGATCAGTCTTACGTGGGTGAGTTTGGAAACCGCGTTGAGTCAGATGCCGTTGCAGCCAAGGAAGCATACAAAAAAGCGTACGACGAAGGTGACGCTGACGGGATGTTTGAGGCGCAGCAGCGGATTAGTCAAATTGCGTTAGAACAGGCTCGTTATCAGGAGGCCAAGCGCCGTAACGAAGAGCGTCAGCAGCAGCCGGCTCAACAACAGCCTGTACAGCAACAGCCTGTACAGCAACAGCCGGCACAACCTGATCCAAAGGCCGAAGCGTGGGCAGGGAAAAACGAGTGGTTTGGCAACGACCAGACCATGACATATGCAGCTTTTGGTATTCACAGACAACTTATTGAGGAAGAGGGGTTTGACCCCACCTCCGATGAGTATTATAGTGAGCTTGACAAACGTGTTCGCACGGAGTTCCCGCACAAGTTCGCGGAAGCAAAGCGCGACACCGGACCCAGAGTCGCTTCTGCTGGGTCAACGGCGTCAAAGTCGTCGTCTTCAAAGGGGCGCAGAACAGTCAAACTGACTCCATCGCAGATTGCGATTGCGAAACGATTGAATGTTCCGCTCGAGGAATATGCCAAGTACGTAAAGGAGTAAAGTTATGGCTGATAGAAAACCACGCGAAGCGACAACTCGCGCAAACACCCAGCGGCGCAAGCCCTGGACCCCGCCTTCGAAGCTAGAGGCACCTGAAGCACCGGCTGGTTATCAGCATCGTTGGGTCAGAACCGCCATTCGTGGTGAGGACGACAAAACCAACGTACACTCAAAGCTCCGTGAGGGGTGGGAACCAGTACGTGCAGACGAGTACCCCGAAATGGGAGATCGCTACCCAGTGATCGAGGAAGGCAAGAATGCTGGAATTATCGGCGTAGGCGGCTTAATGTTGTGCCGTATTCCAGAGGAAACGATCGAAGAAAGAACTGAGTATTATCGGGATCAGACCCGCAACCAGATGCGTTCCGTTGACGAAAACCTTATGAGGGAACAACATCCCTCAATGCCTATCCACAACGATAGGCAAAGTCGTGTAACTTTCGGAGGAAAAGATTCCTCCTAACCAATGAGGTAGAGCAATGGCAAACTCAAATGTTGCCTTCGGCATGAAGCCGATTAATACCGCAGGTAGCACACCAGCTACTTCCGGTACTAATGCGTATTTCATTAAGTCAGATGCAAGCGCGATTTTTCAAGGTTCTCCGGTAATCGCAACTAACGACGGCACCATCGCCGTCTCCAGTTCTGCTTCCGGTGATACTTTGAAATTTATTGGCGTTTTCGCTGGCTGTGAATACGTAGACGCGACCACCGGTAAGAAAAAGTTTTCGAACACATGGCCTGGATCGGGCAGTGCGAACACAAATTTCGACATCATCGCGAATGTGTACGACAATCCGATGCAGCGATTCGTTGTTTGTTCGGACGCAACTCTTACTGACAAGGCGACCGCAATCGCTACCATTTTTGAGAACGCAGAGTTCTCGGCTGAGTCTAACAAAGGCGCAGCAAATGGTAACACAACCACTGGCATCTCAACGGCACAGCTTGATGTATCGACCGCAGACGCTTCTGATCTTTCGCACCCGCTGAAGATTGTAGGTATCTTGGACGATTCCGAAAATGCTGATTTCACTGCTGCTGGTATTCCGCTGATTGTGATGATCAACAACCATGCCCTTACAGCACCTGCCACTGGCGGATCTGCTGAAGGCACAATCACGTAAGGAGGGTAGTGAGTTATGGCTATTTCTCGCGCACAACTCGCCAAAGAGCTTGAGCCTGGTCTCAACGCCCTCTTTGGCATGGAATACACCCGATACGAGGGTCAGCATGCTGAAATCTTCGACACCGAAGGCTCGGATCGAGCATTCGAAGAAGAAGTCATGTTGTCAGGTTTTGGCGCCGCACCAGTTAAGAACGAAGGCGCTGGAATCTCGTTCGACGACGCAAACGAGGCGTATACCGCACGGTATACCCACGAGACCGTCGCAATGGGTTTCTCGATCACCGAGGAAGCTGTTGAGGACAACCTCTACGACCGTCTGGCATCTCGCTACACTCGTGCCCTCGCCCGTTCGATGGCACACACCAAGCAGGTTAAGGCCGCTTCCGTCCTTAACAACGCTTTCACCGCAGGCGCAACTGCCGGCGGCGATGGTGTAGCACTCTGTGATGCCTCGCACCCGCTTACCAGCGGTGGCACTTTCGCCAACGAGCCGTCCACTGCGGCTGACCTGAACGAAACCTCACTTGAAGATGCGCTGATCAACATCGCAGGCTTCGTCGATGAGCGTGGTCTGGTCATCGCACTGCGCGGTATGAAGCTGATTATTCCGCGTCAGCTTCAGTTCATTGCCGAGCGTCTGTTGGTATCGAACCTTCGTGTTGGAACCGCCGACAACGATGTCAATGCTCTGAAGAGCATGGGCATG